AAAGAAATTATCTAACCTTTAATCGTAAGGTTGTAATATATATTTTAAAAAAAATATATATTATGCTCTCACCAGTAAGGAAAATTATTACTTTAATTATGCAAAACATTTTTTTTTAAATTCGCATTAATTTTTTAACTAAGTTTTTTGTAGGTGTTTTTTCTTTAAATTCAATTCCATTATTTCTACAATATCGTTTATAATCATTTCTAGAATTTAACCCTACTATTACTGCACTATTTGGTGGGATAACACTTTTTTCAAATAATATACCATATCGCATATATTCAAAGAATTTATCTACTTCCTCATAGTATTTATCACTATTGCGATTTGTAATTTGGTCAAAATACGGCACTTTATCTATTCCTAGTCTATGTAAGTTCAATCCTACACAGGGCATTTTATATAATATATCTTTGGAACGCAACAAACTAATTATTAGTTGGACTTTTTTACTCCTCCATTCATTATCGGTGTAATTAAATCCATAATAACCAAACCAACTATCTAATAATTGTGATGGTGAATACTCTAAATCATTCAGTCTTTTAATTTCATCTAGAAATGGCAGTTTGTAATATTCGTAAATAATATTACAAATTTCACTCGGTAGTGTGGTAATGTTTTTGCTAACAATGTTCATCGCTTTATTGTTATTATTATTTTCCATAAATGTAGTTCAATTTTTATTTAATTAATTAGACACTTTTGTTTATAACCTTTTTAGATCGCAAGGATGAAGATCAATTTTTGTAAGGGACAAAAAATAATGTTCATTTATTGTGATGAATTAATCTTGCTTTCAATTTTTAATTGAAGTAAAAGTTAATTCACGATTATGCATGGAACACGGAACGGAAGTCAAATCGCCCATTAACTTTCATTCTCAAAATAAAATTGAAACCAAAATTAATGACTGGTTGTAGGTAGCCAAGATGACATCGTGCATTACCAAAACGACCATTAACCTTTGGGATGCTCTACCGAAGGAACTTACCGATGAAATATGCGATTATAATAAAATCCCTTATCTTGATGAACTACGGGCAAAAATCCGATGCTATTTACCAAACCCAAACAAGTCATTACCCAGCGGAAGGTTAATGTCTGTGTGTGATTGGATAGACCATAAGCGTCATCGCCAAGACCATAGAAATCTTTATGGTGATTGTTTCTATGTATATAAAGGAAAAACCTATTATCCTTGCGGGGAAGATGTTATTAAGATGATGAAAATAAATAAACTTCGCATCCGTAAGGGAATGAAAACGAGAACGATGATTAATCATCTCATTAAAGTTTAAATTGTTTTCAAGAATGTATCAAGGCACTGATGAGCATTTAAAAATCAACTTCAATTTTTTATTTACTTTCAATTTCAAAAAAAAATTGAAACGGATTTAAAGAATTGAGATATAGATATATAACGATGAGCTTTCAACCTTATCACCACCACGAATTGTATTTGACTTTTATTGATGTAAATCAATTAAAAAAAGATGTTAATGAATGTGATGAAGATTTAAAAGTTCATGCTTATGCTAATCTACAATATGCTAAAAACATACTAAACGGAATGTTTTGGGGCGACCCTAACGGAATGGAGTTGTGTCTTAATAACTTTAAAGAGTATTATTTACAAAAAGATAAATTAACTTGGATATATACTCAATCAAATGCATCCCCTGTGGCTGAAAAAAATGAAGAAGCATTCAGAAAGGTTAGCGAAGATATTGTAGATATAATCAAGTGGGGTGAATCTAAAATAGAACAAGTAAAACAAACAATTATGATATGTGATATGATAATTGCAGAACAACCAAAAAAGAAGCCTACACGAAGGGGTGGTAAAAAGCATCGCAAGAATAAAACCAATATTAATTAAAAAATTGATTTAAAATAATATTGAGTAATATATATAACTCAAATGGCATTAACCGAAGCTCAAAAAAAAGCACAGGCTAAATGGAGGGCTAATAATAAAGATAAAATTAACGCTAATATTAAACGATACAGAGCTAGATACCCTGAAACAAATGCGGAAAGCAACCGCCGTTCCTCACTGCTTTATCTTGCTAAAAAAAAGGGATTTACAAATATTGAAGATTACCAAAATTCAAGAAGTTCAAGAAGTTGAGATATATATATTTAAAATAAAAATTGATTTAAAAGATTTTTTCTTAATATATATATATATCTCAAATGGTTCAGATAATTGATAATGTTAATAAAACTAACTCATCACAACAAAAGCGATTAAGACAATATTTTGGATATAGAAACACAAAATCAGTAATAGATAGTATTGGTGGTATAGATTTAGGAACAAGACAAAAAACTCGGGAAAATAGAGCTTATGCTGTTTTGGCACAGCAATACAATGCGGAAATTTTAGAAGCAAGGCGTGCTAAAAAAATTGAAACAGAAAGAAAGAGATCACAAGAACGGAGAAGAATCATTATAGAACAAAAGAAAGAACGCATTAAAAACAATACCATCATACTTCAATCAGGTGATCTTGACACAATCTTGGATAGATTTTACAACGCATTGGGGGATGTTTTTCAAAAAGGGAGAACCATTAATGTTGTAAAAGAAGGTGGACAAGATGCTGATAAAGGTATGAGAGAAAAAAATTATGGTCAATATATGGTTGACGATGAACAGGATTTTAGATTAAATATGACATATACTTTTTTAGGAGGTGGAGATGGAATAAAGGATTTTTTCAAAGATATATTTCTCGGATATTTACAGATTGATAGCGACACTGATAGATTACAAAACGATAATGAACCTTATACTTTATATATTAACATTGGAGAACAACTTGGAGGCGAAGCAATTATCCAATCATTTAAAGACGGTGTAAGCAATTGTTTATTTAAACCCATTATTGAATGGTCGCAAGAAAAATTAGATAATGCAAAAACAAAAGGCACAATAGATAGATACAGAAGAATGAGAAATAATTTGTTAAAAGATGAATTGTTATTCAGAGATAGTGGTGTAAGCAAAGAACAAATGTCATTTATTTCTAATAAGTATCAAATCAATATTGAAGTTAATACACCATTTCAAAAAGAGTTTATTAAAGTTAAATCTAATAAAAAAGCATTAACCACATTTAGATTTATTAATACAAGAATTAATCATTTAGACCATAATGAGGTTGTTAATTTAGCACCCACAATATTAACCCAGCAACAAATGAATAATTTAAAATGTCAATTAAACGAAGATAAAACATATCACACATACACTCGTAATCAATCAGGATATAGTTCAATATCTACACTGGATACAACTTATAAAATAGATAATGAATACAATGATATAATTAATGATTTTGAAATAGATACAGGGATAATTAATTGTTATTTAGATGATTTTGTAGATGTAGAAGTGAGTAAATTTGTTAGGCAAGGAGTTCATTTCAATGAATGTGTTGATTTTAAAACAATTGATGAAGAAGTAGATTATGATCCTACTGACAATACTTATGATGAACTAATGGCTATGAGTAATGAAGACAAACTACCTTATAAACATATTGATATGGAAAAGGCTTATGCTGGATTTACAGAATGTAAATATTATGAAGGCTTTGTAGGAAAGATTACTGATTTTAGACCAACTAATAAAATTGTTGATATTGGATATTACAGAATACAAAAACTAAATTTTGATAATGCTAATCCTGTATTAAAAGAATACAATGAAAAGATGAAAATATATAATGATAATATTTACCCTTCTCCTGAATTAAAATTTTTAAAAGACAATAATGTAGAATTTGAAATCATAGAAGGTTGTTGGGGTTCTAATTTACATTTTGAATTTACAGAACAAATGAAAACTGAAAAAATTAATAAAATTCCAATTTATTCTAAATACACGGGGTGTATGTATTATTATGGTGAATATAAAAACTTCTATATGTATTGTGATGATAAACAATTTGCACAGCACATTGTTAATGAAAGTGATTATGATATGGCGACTTACATAGATAGAACTGATGAATTACAAGTAAGTTATAAAAAACAACACAATAACCATTTATCCCATATTTGCGGGTTCATCACAAGTTATATGAGATTGAATGTATTAGAACAATTAATGACAATGAAAATAGATAATATTATCAGAGTTTGTGTAGATGGAATTTATTATGATGGTAATCAAGTAGATTATTTAAATGTTTTTAGAAACAAGACTGAATTAATAAAAACGAACAAAGCAAGTGATACTTATATCAGTAATTATGAGTGTAATTTACCTTTCTGTGAAAACACTGAAAGAGAGAATATTATGAAAGAACTACATGCAGGAGTAGGCGGTAGCGGTAAAACACATTTAAATATTTATGATAAAGGACTAATTCGTAAATTGTTTGTTGCTCCATCGTGGAAGTTGAGTAAGGCGAAAAATGTTGAATGTGGAATACCTAATCAAGTATGGGCTAATATATGCACAGATGATCCTGAAAAGATTAATTACATTAGAAAAAATTTTAATGTGCTGATTATTGATGAGATTAGTATGATGAGTAATGAAATGAAAAATGATATATTTAAATATTACCCTGATATGAAAATTATTATGTGCGGAGATAACGGCTTTCAATTACCACAATTTAATGAAAAACTTACTGACTTTAAAGAAGAGGGATTTGATAAAATTATCAGATATACAATTAATAGACGATGTAAATGTGATAAATTACAGGACATACTTGATTTATGTAGAGAGCAAATAGGTAATAAGTTTTTATATTCTATGATTAAAAAAGCAATCAAGCAAAGAATAACAAAAGATGAACTGAAAAATAAATATAGCAGAAAAGATATGATATTATGCAGGACAAACAGTAAGAAAGATGAATATACTGAAATGTTTAAACATATTGAAAAGTATTATATCATTAAAACGGATAAAAAATATTGTAATGGTGAGATTGTTTATGAAAAGCCCGACCCTGAATACTACAAAGAAGGTGTAGATTATCAGTTAAGACACGCTTACACTATCCACAGCATTCAAGGTGAAACCGCAAAACATAACCTTTATGTAGACAATAAATATATTGAACCCCGAGCCATTTACACTGCATTATCTAGGGCAGAATATTTATCGCAAATTTATATTATTGATTAAGATCCCGATTTTATTTTCTCACTATAATCCAATGGAAACCAAAGAAGACCAACCAAAATCCAATGAAATAACCAATGAAAAACCCAGTTTAGGAAAATTGAAAAAGAATGGTGAACCGAGAAAACAATTAACTGAGGAGCAGAAAGCTCGTCGTGTAGAGATTTTAGCAAAAGGTAGAGCAATCGCACACGAGAAAAGGAGAGAACTTGAAAGAATGAAAAAAGAAAACCCACCTACAATAAAATCTGTCCCCGAGCCTACTACAACCCGAGCAGAACCTAAAATACAACAAGACGATAATGAGAGCGAACCCGAGACACTAAAAGTGATGTCTATACCCAAGCAGAAAAAAAAGAAAACAAAAGGTAAGAAAATTATTATTATGGATGAGAGTGAGAGTTCTAGTAGTGAAGAAGAAGTTATTATTAAAAAGAAGAAATCTAAACGGAAATCTACCCCACCACCCATGTCAGAGCCACCGAAACCAGTTGCTCCTCCACCACCACCCAAGCCTGTTGTCCCCGAGCCTAGTCAAGAGGAGGTAGATAGACTTCGTCGTGACAAAATACGAAAAATGAAGGAAAAAGAAAGAAAAGATAAACTGATGAGTAGTATATTCAATTAACCACACTTACACTCCTTAGCATCATCTTCAAATATAATTAATTCATTTAAGTTTTTTCTGAAAGTAAGAGTAGGACATTTTAGATTTCCAAATGAAATATTCAAGTTTCCAAATGGTTTGTCGGTTGCTAATTCAAGGGCTTGTAAAAACTTATCCTCATCAATTACAGATGCTAATTCATCTTTTATAAGTTCAATTTGTTTTTTTTGTTTGTTCTTGAATAATGTTAGTTCAGTTAAATTTTCTCTGATTAATCTTGGCACACCGCCCGAGCGTGAAGTATACGATTGAACCAAAATATAAATCGCTAACCCACAAGCA